GTGCAGTGGGATATTGGGATTGACGGACGAGAAGACCACACTAAGTATGTTGTGGACTTCCCATGCGAGTCACCAGAGGGCGCCGTACTTGCATCTTCCATGAAAGCTGTAGACCAGTTGACTTGGGTTCAGAAGCTGCAAAGCCTATGGGCAGACAATGCTGTATCCGTAACGGTGTATTACCGCAAGGAAGAGCTTGAATCCATCAAGCAATGGCTTTCTGTCAACTACGACAAGAACATTAAATCAGTCTCGTTCCTGCTACATAGCGAACACAATTTTCCGTTGCCGCCATATGAGGAAATAACCAAAGAGGAATACGACAAGATGGTCTCAAAGATTGATTTCACTATTCCTCTCGTAGCAACGCCAGGAGAGTTGGACTTGGACGACTGCTCGACTGGAGCTTGCCCAATCAAGTAATTAGGAGTCGGACCTTTCGGTTGCGGCCTCTGCGACGACCTCAGCTGCCTGTTTGACAACGGGCTCTGACTCGACTTCTTTGGTCTTGCGCTTCTTCTTGTCGGGCTCTTCTTTGTTTGAAATCTTTTCGGGTTGTTCTTGCACTTTTTCTTGCGGGTCCACCCATCCAAGAGGCTTGTCAATCTTTCTCATAATTCCTCACTTGCTTTCTGTCTTTTGGATTGATTATAAAATTTACCGTACCCACAATAATACCTGCAAGCTAGCGCATTTAAAATCACCTAACCATAATGATAACGCCACGGGTGTATTTCCGGTACGATAGATGCCGTGGTCAACCAAGTAACCAGCGATTCACTAACAGACTTCCTAGATTCAGAGAAACACGTTGTTCTGGACTTCTGGGCACCATGGTGTGGTCCGTGCAGTGTCATGAAACCTCAGTTTGAATCGTTCGGCAAGAAACACGCATCACACTTCAAGACAGGAACTGTCAACATTGATGACTACCCGGAAATCGCCCAAATCTTCAACATCTTCAGCATCCCAACCATTCTTGTACTGAAAGACGGTCAACCAATTAAAACACTTACGGGTGCTCGGGGGGAGAGTCAACTCGAACGAGAGTTAAAAGAGTACATGTCTTGACAGCCACAATGTACTATCTCGGCTTCCTGTTGGGGGTTCTACACGGAGTACTAATCGGAATGCTTATATATAAATATAAGTATTTAAAGGTACCCCATGGACAAGAATCGCATATTGACAAGCGTGCTGCAACTGAAGGCAGCAGAGCTTAATGACGCATTTCTCGACGGCACAGTCGGGTCCAATCTAAAAACATCACGGGCGCACTGGTTGCAGTTTAGACAAAGCAACGGATTCGGTTCGTATGCAAATCTTCTTACGCTCCCGAGCGTTCAGCACAAACTGAAGAAGTCAAAGATATATACGGTTGGCTTAACGATTCAACACGCAGATGTATCTGGGGTTGAGACATGCGCATGGAGGGGGCATTGCACCAGTGTGTGTGTTCTTGACAACGGCAACGGGCGCTACAACAGCGTGCAAAAAGCCAGAAATGTCAAAACGCAGTTCTTGGCACAACAGCCTGAACATTTCCTGCGCATCCTTGGTGCAGAAATCAAAAAGCACTCACGGGAACAAGATGTCGTTCTTGTCAGGCTAAACGTTAATAGCGACCTGCGTTGGTACAACATACTGACATCGTTGGCCAACAACCAGGCAGGGATGGACAACGTTTATGTGTACGACTACACAAAGAACCCAGCGGTGCTTACGGGTAATGGCATGGTTGGCACGAGATACAGGATTGTTTACAGCGTCAACGAAAGCAGCGATATGGACAAAGTAATTTCGTTTATCCAAAATGGCGGAACTGCAGCAATCGTAACCAACAGGCACAAAACGCAAAAGACTTTAGATTCCTACATGGGTATCCCACTCATCGATGGCGACACCTCGGATGACCGATACAACGAAAGTGGTGTGTGGGTCGACTTGGCAGCCAAGGGCAAAGCCAGAACTATGGGCGATGTTGGATTTGTCAGACACCTTTATTAGCAGAGTCTAAAGCTGTGCTACATCCCGTTGTCGCTTGGAGGGGAAATTGAATAGAAGTAGTTTTCGTTGTCCTCGGTCACCCACTTGTCGGCATCCTCAACCGACCACATGTGATGGTTGAGAATTCTTTGGATTACTGGCTTGCCCAACTTTGTTGTGAATGACGGGTCTTTCAGAATTACTCGATTGTTTGGCTGGATAGCAAAGTTTCCGTCATCAAGTTTTATCAAATGCCCGCATTTGTGTTGTCCTGGATTTTCTGACCATCCGGGATTGGTTGTATTCGGCTCGGGCCAGTGCCAGTCAAACGTCATCAAATAAACGCCCTGATGCTTTTGTTTGTGCCTATCGACATATTCCATTCGCATGCCGCGCAGCGCATGAAAAACTGTTACGGTTATGTACGGGGAAAATGAATTCCACAGAACCTGGTCATGTAAATCGAGTTCTGGCGCGTCTTCTTTCCAGCAAAAAGCATTAATTGGCATTCTCCACCAAATCCCACCATCCTCCATAAGAAAGTGGAACATCGGTACCCTGTCGGCAATTGACCCAACGCCGAATATGTAACAGGGAAACTTTACGTCATGCGAATCTTGTTGGTCTCGCAGGAAGTTTCCACGAACAAGGCATTCGATTGCCGGTATTGACGCGTTAAGTTCTGGCACAGTTAAATAATAGCGCCCCCGCCAGGGGGCTCGCGAACCCACACCATTTGATATGGGCACACTACCCGCGGATTAAGAAACGAAGACGAACCAAATGGGTGAAAGCAACAAATTGGTGCCCAAAATAATCAATGATGGCTTTATCGCGTACTTCCATATGCGAGAATTTTCAAATTCGCGTTGACGATGTCCTTTGAGCCAATTCTCTTCATAGTTGCGTATTCTAAGCAAAAATGTTTGGTAATCGTCAAAGAGTGCATACTCACGATTTTGTGCACCGTAACTAAGCGTACAACTGGGGACCAAATCGGGATATTGTGACACGCGCACATTGCACATCGGACACAAAACTTTTTGGTTGCCGCTGGACCAACCGATAGCAAACGCTTCTTTTCTGACCGTACTAGCAGTGCATCCAATTTTGCAAGTGTCGTGATGTGTCTTGCCACATCCACTGCAACGCATCGTATATACCGTGTTTGAAGCCACAGGTGCCATTGTTTTTATCTTTCTTTAGTAGTAGGTACTTAGTAGGGTGTCCACTGTATAGCCGTTTTGATTAAAAAACAACCCCGTTTTGCTGGTTTGGTAGGGCTAGAACCTACAACTCAGTGGTTAATAGTCAGCGTGCGATTTAACAAAGTCCATCAGACGTTCAGCCGTGGTCGTACCGCTGTACACGGGCGAACTCCGCAGATAACGAATGAACTGATACCAGTCTTTTTGCTGCTCAGGGGTATCAAAGACAAGCGTGTATTGCACAATTGCTTGCGACGAAGTGCTTGCCCCAACAGCAGTGCTGCCACGGGTGGCCGCATCAACGGCATCTATATTTGCATTTGCGGTGAACTTCTGTCCACCGTCGTCATCTTCCTCGATATCTACATTATCCGAATTGACTGGGTTTTGTAATACTGGCGCGATATACCCTCGCTGGTCATCATCGTCGTCATCACTGTTTTTATTCTGCCACTCGGTCATGGCAGCCTGCTCAAAGTCGTCCCATTTCAGCTCATCAAGCAATTCAGAATATTGATTGCCCAACTCGGCAATCATGTCGATTACCTGCCCCTGGTCGGTGTTCCCAAGCTCCATGGTTCTGTTGTCAGCAAGGGCAAATGCGATTGCGCGGGCATTATCACCGTCTAAAACCACGGCGGCTATCTTGTCCCAGCCAAGCTTCTTTGCTGCTTGAACTTGATGATTTCCAGCGACAATCGTAAAGGTGCCATCATCGTTGTCCTTGACGACGATTGGCTTTACCTGACCAAATTCTGCGTACGAAGCTGCAATCGCATCGACATCACCTTTACGCGGGTTGTTCTCCAACGGCACCAACACGTCGATAGACATTGCCAACTTCTTGATTGACTGATGTATCATTCCTCAGATTCTAACTCGACCACTTCGGCCTCTACGGGTGCCCCTAACTCCTTGCTGCCATCAAGAATGTTGTCAACATACTCTTTGGTGAGTACTCCGCTATTACCCATCAGCTCAAGGAGCTTACGGGCTTCTGCTTCGGGTGAGAACTGCGATGCGATATCTTTTGCGGCAGCACCAGCAAGCGTTGCTCGAATCGGCGTTGAGCTGGATACATCCATCTGGACATTGATATTGCTTTGCTCCATGCCGAGCAGACGAGAGCGCCTATCAATAATTGACAGCATGGTTTGAACAGCCTTTAGGTCTGGCTCAATCTGTATCTCTGTACCGTCGTCGTTCTTAACTTTCCTGTATTGCGTGAGCGGCCAGACTGATTGCTGTAGGGCATCAAGTCTTTCAAGCTCCATGCGTAGTACTTCCGGGTAGGCGAGCAGTGCTTCTTTGTTTAGCTTCTCGAGCTGCCTGCGAATAGCCACACCTACGGCTGATGTGGTCATGCCGAACCTTCGGGCAATTTCATTACTGGCAACGCCAGCCTGTCTCATCTTGAATATGCGCAAATCCCTTTCTACAAGAAACTCTCGCGTCAAGGGTCTTTTCTCTTTTGCCATCACAACTCCTTCATAAATTCTAGAACTTCAAACGGCAGTCGCAGGCTACGTTTCATCTTTGTCGGCCAGGCTCGTTTATCACGGGCACCACGAAAATGTTTCACGTCATAGACATACCCGTCAGGATTTAGTGGGTCTGGCGTAATAGAGATACCGAACTCCGGCCACCGCGACCATACGGATGAACCGAACGGACGTAGCTCACGGGTTGAATTGGATGAGCCAAGCGGCGCATGGTGCTCTAACCACAATGCACAGCCATACACATCTCGTATGTGGTCAAGGAACTTGGCGACCTCAACGGCCAAAGCTTCACTGGTCAGAGAGCCGTTATCTACATATGCCTTATACAGTGGGCCAAGACAAATTAATTCTGGTCGAATTCTGTCGACCAATTGCTCAACGAACCCCCTGTCTTTGGATGAAGCCAAGTCCAGTCCTGCTGGATGTATATGCAAGTGGGCATCAACGGTTGTCGCATGGGATAGACGAATCGCATTCTCCATTATTGTTCGCGAAGTGCGCCGAATGATTCGCGCCGGGTTCTCAAGGTCGATGGTCAGCGTTCGGATTGGTGGCATTGGCTGAAATGTAAATGGATGAAGCCCGGCAGCACAACCAATTGCTACCTGACGAGCAAGCATTGTCTTGCCAACACCCTCTGCGGCAACGACGATGACACGCTCTTGTTTTTCAAGCAGTCCTGGGATTACCCATTCGTACGCATCGCTCTCTGCTTCTAGTAAAAATTCTTGCCAGTTGACAGTTCGTCCATAGTCTTCAAACGACGCGGTGGTAAAGCTGTTGGCCGCAAATGAGATTCGGCTTAGCTTTTGTTGGAGCGATAAGCGCTCCATGGACATAATGTCTTGAATTTGTATTAGTAGCTTGTCTTCTGGTTTATTGCCTATCTCTGCCTTTTCGTCATCAGATAATTCAGTTTCGTTCTGAGCCACTTCACTTTTTTCTTCTGTGCTTTCATATGATGTGAGCTCAAACATCGTTTCTGTGTCGATGACATAACCCATAGCAACATGGTCAGAAATGTCTTTTGCGTGTTTTGATACATAGACCGTGGCACGGCCTCCAGCTGCGATAATCTCATCGCGCACTGCGATTGCGTGTTTCTTGCCAGGGTCATCGTTATCCGCAATGATGCACACCGCCGTTGCCGCTGCAAGTGTGACCGTGTAATCAGCCTGCCAACTGTTCGCGCCATTTGTCATCGTGGTTGCCGGAATGCCAAACGATTGCAGCATCGTGTCTGCATCTTTTTCGCCCTCAACAAGCCATACGGTCTCGTTTGCGGCAATCGCTTTCAGTATTTCTGGAAGGCGATAAAGAACCTTACGGGTGTCAGTTAAGTTATATAGGTAGTCGCCCTGTTTATTTGGGTCGGGTCGTCTGTGAATAAAAGATTTCTTGCCATCGTCATGCTCAAACCGAAGCTTTTCGTATAAAACGTTTCCGTCTTCGTCGTGATACGCATAAGTCTTGGTCAGCTTTTTCTTTGGCTTTTTCGCAGACACTGATGAGACACTAGCCGCTGAACTCGACTTGCTGGTTTTCCACGTGTTGCTGAAGATATTTGTGGGCTTCTCTGCAAAGCCGTCTTTGATTAAATCAAGCCCACATGACTGGAATATCTTGGTGGCATCACACAGTCCCCGATGGCAATAGACAAGGGCTTCGTCCTGGTCGCCAACCTTAACTGCCAGTGAAGGGGTTTCGTCATCCGTCCGACACGGGCATGATGCCATCCACTGGCCGTTTACCTCTTTTACATTGTTGAGACGAGAAAGAAGTTTTGCTACTGGCTCAGACTGATAGATGGCCATTCGGTCCTGCTTCTAGCGCTTTGCGTGCCTCCGAATACACGAACCCTTGCTGATGGTGAACATTATGGGCTTTTTGAATAGCCGTGCGCGTGCGCACGCGATGCTTAGTGGACATCCCACCCCATATTCCCTGAACGCCTGGATTGTCAATCGCAAAGTCAGCGCACTCTTGCCGCTCAGCACATGAGCAGCAAATTTTTATCGCTTTTCGCGTGTTCATCACCATTTGTGCACTTGGGTTTTTATCCGGAAACCACCATTCCGTGGGCATGCCAACGCATGCCGCATTTTTGAATTTGGGAACGTCCAGCGGTTCTGGTAATTCCCAGTTCAACCGACGAAGAATTTGTTTTACTTCTTCTGATTGTTTCTCTGTCATATGACCCCCTTGAGCGTCTACAAATAGTAGTCGCTGAATCGAAGCAGGTCAATGCATTTAGGAAAATTTCTTTACAAAGAACCACGCCAAGTCTCGTAGCTTTTTTCTAAAAACCTTACGAGTGGATTCGCTTGATGAATACGCCTCGACGAAGTCACTCATTGCTCTCTCGGACATGAGTGCAACCTTCTGCGTTAGCTCTCGATACTGGTCTGAGTTTGCATAATGTGACCATATCTGCTCATCGAATGTTTGATGCCGATAAAACATGTAATCATCCAGCGCGTTTTTATCTGCGATGATTTCGGTTCTCCAGCCCATCTTGTGTTCGACCTGGGTCAACACTTCAAGCAATGTATCTGTGCCGCCAAACTCAAATGCATTTTTTACAAACGTACGAATGACGCGGTTCTCAAACAAGCTCTTTTGGAGCGCGTCCATGCCATTACTTTCTTCGTCATCCTCTTGATTGTATGGTTCGGACTCGATGTTTGACAGGTCCTCTTCTTCCCATTCTGGATAATCATCAGATTCAGACATGGACTTATGATACCACCACGCGATGAGCAAGAAGCTTCTTTTGGGTTACGGTCGAAGTGTCATCCATTGACGCAATTGCACTGGATGTGCTATCAACTGAACGATAGAAATCAAGATATTCGACAACAGCGTTGTACGCGGACCACGCGTTGAAACCAAATTTTGCACCATTGCGGTTGTTGCTGTATATGGAACGAATCATTTCATGAACGCCATCGCGTGTTTTTCTTTGGCGGTCCGTTTCCTCTGCGGCTTTGGGGAACACTGCATTAATAACGCTGTCGAGTTTCTTCCCACCCATTGGTACAGGAATCGACAACATTCGCTCTGCTTCTGCGGCAAACTCTGCGCCCCAAGTCGAGGAAATTTTCAGCACGTTTTTTGCATCTTCAATGGTCGAATCAACATTTCGTGTGTGCCTGGCAATAAACACGCGCTCTGCTTGACGCAATCCAAGAATGACAGTATTGCTGCATACGGCTCTTATGTCCGTGTTTGCATATCGAATCGGCCATACACCGTCATGCCCAGAACTCACCACCAAATATCTGGCGATTCTGTCATTGACTCCTGCTGGGTCCACGACAATGCCACCCAATTCAACTGTTGCAAAGAATCTGGCTCCGTTTTTGAGAACACCAACAGTGTCCATAACCGCATCGCCCTTTGAGGCACCAACGATTGCAAGCGCTCGCTCAAGTACCTCGCGATTTTGACGCACCTCATACCGCGTTCCAACTGTTGCCAGTGGCGTGAAAGAGCCGTCAAGATTCTGGCGAATAGTCGCCCTGCTGTCTTCAATCATCAGAACTGTTCCGTCTGCATTTCGAATCAAATTTCCGTCATCGTCAACGGCTGCAACACGGGTAAGCACAACATCGAAGTCGGCATTTGCCGCCTGCAGCATTGCCTCCATCGTCTGCAAACCAGCCATTGCCGTACCAAGTCGATGCCAAGGTGCCTTGCGGTCGCCTCCGGTTGCATAAGCCATTTTGGCTTTGCCACCCACTATTTCAAGCTCGTGTGCCATACATATATCCTACCCCTACCTTATCATCAGGGCATCACCTACTAGGATGTAACTGTCACGCAAGAAGCGTTCCGACTCTCGCCGGACTTCGGGCGAACTCCGTGACTTGGGGCGGTGTCAATCCCTATTGGCACCGCCCCCAAAACAATTAAATTTGAACCTGCGGGTCGCGTGGAAAAATCAGAGCCTCAAGTAGCGCGTATGCACTGTCGTTGAATATCTGTAGCTGTTCAGCAATGGCCACGCTGCTGTCAATGTCCCATTCGATATTCATCAAGTGGTGCATAACGACTCTATTGTTCACAGTGTCGCCTCGATAGATGCGAATGAACCCGTCACGCGCCCATGTTGCTTGCCACACATCTGTGCCGTCGTCTTTGGTGTCAACAACGACACAATGGGTATCAAAAGACTTCATCGATTGTCTCCACTCCCTCGCAAGAAACCACGCTTTTGACGGAATTCAAGCTTGTAATAATTCTCTGCCAGCACATCACTCATATCAATTCCCATTTCCGTGACCAACATCGACAGGTACCACATTACATCGCCCAACTCATCAAGTATTGCGAGTTTTGCGTCATCGCTAAAAATGCCAGAGTCATCCCGTAAAACCTTTTTGATTTTGCCTGCGACCTCACCTGCC